TCTGAACTCTGTAAAGGGTTCTGGAGACGAGTATCTCAACTTGGCCTTCGGGTGGTTGCCACTGCTCTCTGACATCCAAACCTTCGCATCGACCGTGATTAAGTCTCACGACTTGATCAAGTCATACGAGGATGGAGCAGGGAAGCATATCTATCGAAGGTATGACTTCCCGGATGTGACTAGTACAGAGATTCGATCAGTCAAGACTGGTGTTCCACCGTCTCCGACTGGTCATCCTGAACTGTACATCACATCCACAGGGACTGAGACCACTGTTCGTCGTACAACGACGAAGATGTGGTTTTCCGCATGTTACACCTACGCTCTTCTGCCTGGAGACAGTCAGAGGGAGCGGCTTCTTCGTGATTATCAAATCGCGAGGAAGTTGTACGGCTTCGAGCCGAACTGGGGTACCGTGTGGAATCTCATTCCCTTCAGCTGGGCCGCCGATTGGTTTGCCAATACTGGTGACATGGTTAATAACCTTGTCAACATAGGCAAAGACGGCCTTGTCATTCGGTGGGCGTACATCATGAGACATGATGTCATAGAAGACACCCACGTCCATTCCGGAGTCAACTTCGTTGACAACGGAAACACTGGACCCATCACTGCGAAGTATTCGACTGAGTCGAAACGACGCGTGAAGGCGACGCCCTACGGATTCGGCCTAAACTGGAAGGACTTCAGTCCTAAACAGTTGGCCATCCTGGCGGCTCTGGGTATCACCCGGATCCCGTCGTGAGGAACAGCTTCGAACAGTTGCTGTCCCTCACACTGTTCATCGTCTTCTGGCTCACCCTAGTGTGGTTACTAGGAGGAGTCGGATTATGGTGAACATCCAACCTTTGTGGGAGATCCTCACAAAGGTTCCAACCGAGAGAGTGATGCCATGGCTTTCGCCGATCCTCAGTCCGTTACTATCAATGCGGTGGCCGTTTCGCTTCCGCGAACCGGCTCCTTCGGAAACTCTGGAATCTTCCAGAGCAACGACGGAAATGTCAAGCTCACAGTTTCCCATCAATATGGGAAGCGGAGCCGACACACCATCCGCATCGACCACCGGAAGGTCGCTCCAGATCCGCTCATCTCGAGCCAGAACATTCAGTATTCGATGTCAACGTACATCGTTACTGACGTTCCGGTCACGGGATACACGGTGACGGAAGCAAAGCAGATTGTAGATGCGCTAACCGCGTATCTCACTGCTTCGACCGGTGCGAAGGTCACCCAGCTTCTGGGTGGCGAGAACTAGGACTGGGCTCCTCTTAACTGAGGAGTTACTGGCTGAATTGCCAGAGGCCAGGCGCAACATGGCTAGGGAAGACGACCCCCCTCGAAAGGAGGGCATCTTGAAAAGCCTGATGTTGCTCTTGAGGTGTGTGCTTGCCGAGGCAGGCACACGATGCAGCACGAGCACTCTTCTCGACTTCAAAACAGTCGAGAAGCGAGTCGAAGACGAAGGGTTATCGTTTCTCACGATAACCCTCCCGTCCTTTGGTAAAGACTTCGAGAGAAGTCTTGACCAAGGGTACGTGGACCATCAACTCTTCAAATCGTTCCAAAAAACGACTAGAAGAGGAGGGCTCCCCCGATTTCTCGGAGGTTTCCTCAGGCTTGTCTTCGATGAGGAGTCTGGTCTGATCCTCGAGAATCCGTCAATCGACGCCATTCAATGCGTACGTCAGATCTCTCTGATGTTTGCAAAGATTCTTCTACCGACTAGTGATAGTCGTCAGAAGAAGGCGATTGCCGGATACCTTGAGTGTGAGCAGCACGTGCGGGAGAGTGATGCTAATCTGTCTGCTACCGATAAGGTAGCGTTCAGTCGCATCTGTTCTCTCCTCTATGGCGAGGTCTTGTCCGAGGTAAACGAAAACGTTTACTACGGCAAGATAGTCCCTCGTCATGGTCCAGGATCGACTGTCGATAAACTCGTTGGCAACGACAAGTATCGGCAGACGGAATGGACATCCCGTTTGGAACGCGAATTTCCCATGTTGGATTTTCTCGTCCCAAATCCGGGCTTCTATCAGAAGCTCGACGGGATCACGGTGCTCGAACCCGGTCAAGAACGACCTGTTAGGGTTGTTCTCGTACCGAAGACGATGAAGACACCACGAGTCATTGCCATTGAACCTACTGCTATGCAGTATGTTCAGCAAGGGCTCGCTGAGGCGCTCGTTAGAGCGATGGCGAGGAAAACTCTTCGCCATTCGAGGGAGGCTAACCCCCTTCGTCACCTCATCGGATTCGACGACCAATCCCCCAACAGGAGGATGGCTCGCGATGGGTCCACCAGTGATGGTGGACTCGCGACACTCGATCTGAGTGAAGCGTCCGATCGTGTCTCCAATCAGCTTGTACGACTGATGTTCAAGAACCACTCCCACCTGGCGGCGGGGGTAGATGCTTGTCGCAGTCGGAAGGCTGACGTACCTGGTCACGGAATCATCCGTTTGGCCAAGTTCGCGTCGATGGGTTCTGCTCTTACCTTTCCCATTGAAGCGATGGTGTTTCTTGCCATCATCTTCTTGGGGATTGAGAAAGAGCGATCCAGACCAGTTACCCGCAAAGACGTTTACGCCTTTGTGGGCTCGGTGCGCGTGTTCGGGGACGATCTAATCGTTCCTGAACGCTACGTGCATTCCGTGATCGAGCAGCTCGAAACTTTTGGGTTTCGAGTGAACTTGGGCAAGTCTTTCTGGGCCGGAAGGTTCAGAGAGTCTTGCGGAAGGGAATTCTACGACGGCCATGACGTATCAATAGTCAAGGTCAGACGGGAATTCCCCTCGTCACGGAGGGACGTTCGGGAGGTGGTCAGCACAGTCGCTCTACGCAACAACTTTTACAAAAGTGGTTGGTGGATGACTGCGCGGTTTCTTGATGAGATTTTGGGGCCGATGCTAAAGCATTACCCCGCAGTCTCAGAGACCTCTCCTGTGCTCGGCAGACTCGCATTCAGTGGGTATGATACCACTGGATACGACCGTGACACTCAAAGCCCCTTGGTTAAGGGCTATGTTGTGTCACCCGTTATCCCTAGCTCAACGCTAGATGATGACGGTGCTCTGCTCAAGGTATTCCTTAAACGCGGCGAGTTGCCATTCGCCGACAGGAATCACCTCGAACGTTCTGGGCGTCCGGATGCCGCCCGCATCAAGCTCCGGAATGCTAGTCCCTTTTAGGGACTAGGGGCTACCAAGCCCGAGCAGGGGGAATCAGAGGCTTCCCTTCTGGGGATTCCTTTGGTTTCACCGAGGGGAG